CTTAGAATTTCGCGGACAATAGAATTTTGCCCTTCGCGTGCGAACCCGTGACTCGGGTCCTCTCCTGGATACCATGACGGCTGCTCAATCGTCACCCGCTTTAGGTATGCCAAAACTGCCTGCCCTTCGTGTGTCTCAAAACACCGTACAAAAGCCACGTCCAAATCTTCCTGTTTGTGCTGCGTGTCTTTTAGATTGGCAGGATCAAAGTCTCTTAAACCGTCCCATCCCTCAGTCATTTAGCCTCCCGGCGGTAGCTGCTGTTGTTGCATCGCCATCATTTGCTGTTGCATCTCAACTGCAATCTGCTCTCTCTCTTGGCGATTATTCAAAACGCGCTGCGGGATCCCCATCTTTTCTGCGATGTAGTCAATCAGCTCGTCTTGATTGAGTGCGACCTGTCCGGCAGTGCCAGCAACTTGCGCGATCTGCGCGAACTGCAGCACCTTCTCCAGGTCTTCCATGCTCTGTGCTTCGGCCAGTGGTGACGTCGGCGTGATCTTGACCTGCAGGCCGTCGACATTCAACGGCAAATCAATCAGGTTGCGATCGTCCATGATGTACAAAATACGACGCACTAACGGAGTCATGGCCTCAGTAATGAGTCGCCCATAAGCAGACCCAAGGTTCTGAGACAACTCTTTCATGCGCTGCACAATCTCGGTCGCAGAACGCGCCGACATGTTGTCTGGTGGCAGTGAGTCGTCGTAAAGCATTTTCTTGATCGACATCACCAGGTCATTGATGACCAGCTGCGACACGTTAAAATCTGTGCCGGATCGCAGCGGCCGAAGGGACTCGCCCTGCGCTCCACCGTTCCGAGCAACTGGGATAATCGCACCTGGCACAATGCGGATTGCCTGTGGATTCAACACGCCATCGTCGGCTGCCGTATACACGCCGGATATAGCAATCGACGCATTTTTTAACACTAACTCTTTGACTTTGTTCAAAGTTTTAATGTCAGGCAATGCGGTAATCAGCGGCCCGCGGCCATAGACTTCGCCTGGGATCTTCATGAATCGAGACACAATCCAGGGCGAAACAGTCATGGTGCGATACACCAGATCATCGGCCATCTTGTCTTTCGGCCAGATCAGGTGATAACAATAAAAGTCTTCGTCCGGGTTGAAGACAGTTGCCTCGACCAGATCGACTTCCATTTCTGGCTTGCGCTCGATTTGTTCGACCAGACGCTCAGGCAACTTCGCATCCGGCCATTGGCGCTGAATCGCCTCGCCGCGTACCCGCAGCTTACGATAGACGTTATCTACTGTGCCGTGAGGACCTTCCTCCAAAGAGACAAGATACTGCGGTACAGGTGTAAATCGAATGGGTACGTCGTCATCCCCAGGCTGCACCAGCATGACCGCGGTGCCGACGCAAAGGTCTAGCAAAAATTCTGACATCGCCAAGTCAAAACTGGTCTGCCGGATCACGGCAAACATTTTCTCAGCGTAAATTTCTAGCGCCTCGGCAATCTCGGGGCGTCTTTCTTTCGGTATATCATTGCCAGGTTGTAACGTACACCAGGAACGATACGGCGGAAACAGCGCAGACTGAATGCGATTCGCAAACCGCTGGGTCGAGTTGATAGCCGTCGAATCAAAAACGCGGGCCATCTTGTTCTGACCAGCCGTTCTGCCTTCGTAATATCCGTTATACAAATTGCGCTGCGGGAGGGCAAACTCATAACACTCCTCGTAGATCGTGCGCCATTCTTCTTTGCGCGCATCGGCCTTCTCTTGACGCTTTAAGATCTCCTGCGGAGTCAGACGTGCCATTATGCTTTTCCTTTCTCTACGCCCTTGATCGTACCTTTCTGGGCCGACGCATAAAACACTTGCTCGCCGCGTTTCTTGCCATACTTCTCTTTCATGGCAGACTTGATCTTTTTACCTTTCTCAGTCATCGGCATGACTAGCTCTCCTTGTGACGTGCAGCAAAGGCGCGAGCCTGTGCCGGTGAAGAAAATCCCCAGGCTTTCAGTGCCAGCGCGTAGCGAGTCGGACGACCCTTGTCGTCTTTCATCGGCGCATCCATGCCGGCAAAGCGTGCGGCAAAAGAGACCCGGCGAGGATTCACGCCAGAGTCTACAGGCGCTTTTAGGTTGCCGCCTTCTTTGCGCTCAAAATGCTTCCGCCCAGCTTCAGTCAGACCACCAGACGGGTTCTTGTGCTCTTTTCGCATAGAACCATCCCCACCAGGCATACGCCTTGGCAGGCATCCACTTACGCGACTGGGTAGTCGTTGTCTTGGATATAACGAATCGCATACTCAAGCAACCGCACTGCGTCACTTGCAGTCAGAACCACAGTGTCATCGATCACAATATCAATGTCTTCGGATGTCAATGACGTGCCAGAGGCCGCCGTGATGTCGTCTTTCTGGTCGCCCAGGCTTAGTGAAATTACATGACTCATGTGTATGTCTCCTGTGTAAAACCTTAGCCGCCGCCGAGTGTACGGGCAACGCCCTTCATGCCGTTCTCCATACGGGACGGCGCAAGTAATGACCGATAACCGCCTGAACGCCGAGCGCGGGCAGCCGATGCTACGTTTGCAGCTTCAGCCTGGTCAGCGCGGCTCATCCGACGCTCTGTTGCTGATGGAGCTGTTGCAGCTGTTGCAGCTGCAGGCTGAGTTGCCGCAGGCTGTGGGGCTTGGCCGCCGCCAACCACTTCGCTCACAATCTTGCGAGCTGGGCGGATCACTTCTTTGATAACTGGTGCATTACTCATTACTCATTCCTCCAAGTCCTGTCGAGATGCCTGTCCGTGCATTGGCACGCATCGGACTCAATAAAGACCGCATGCCTCCGGTTGCGCGGGCGCGCATGGATGCTTGCAAACGACGGGCCTCGTCCGCCTCTTCTTGCTTGGCGCGGAGCTCTTGCTTCTCCAGCAACTCCTCTTGACGCTCCATGGCAGCAGTCTGTGCCGACGTATCCACCCGAGGTGGCTTGAATAAGTTAGTCATAAAACCTCGCAAACACTAAATAATCAGAACCGTCCGGTCCGTATCGCTTCAGAGTCGCCTCAAATTCAAAATCAAGCAACTGCGCCCAAGCGACAGCCTCATTGTGCGCCACTGATACCATAATTTGAACGCGTCGTAAATCAAAGGCTTGCCCTATTTTATCAAAAAATCGACGTGCCCCGCGAGTCAATGCAAAACGCCGATTCTTAATGCCAATCTGATCCACCATCATCCAGGCTTCGGCGCACCCAGGCCAGTAAATCAAAACGCCAATCATCGCCAAGACGCGACCATCCCCGATCACCGCCCACCCCACTCCGGCTTCACCGAGCTGGTCGAGGCGCTCTCGGTATCCAGGCAGCGCATCAATGTTGGCCTGGGCGTTCGGGTGCAGCTTCATGAGCTTTAACTGCGACGCATTGCAAGGCACAACACGACAGCCTTTAATCCGCAGCCAACCGGCAATGTCTGCAGCACTTACCATATGTCAAAGTCCATCTTGGCAACATATTGCTGCCCACGCGCACCAGCTGAACCATAACGGCCACCATAGCCGCGGGTCATGGTGCGATGCTCTCCGCCACCGAGCATGAGATACCCAAATGCGTCGCCAACGTGTGAGTGCTCATTCTTGTTCGGCACATCTCGGAACCGCTCATGCCCACCGCCGACAGACACACGCTTGAAGTGGTAGCCACCGGCCAAAGACTTCCGCAGACGCTGACAATCCTTAAACACCTGCAGCCCAGGCTTGCGATCGATAAACCGATTCATCGGCATGGCCCCTGATTCACGGCGCACTTGGAAATCGTTACTGGCCGTCGGCCTTGCATTCAGCCCCAGCGTCTTCAAATGGTCAAACGCCGTCACCTCAAAGATCTCGTCCCGCTTGCTACCGGCCGGGTCACCCCAAACTAAAATTGGCATGTTGGGATAATTGACGTTGATCTCGTTCAACAAAATTAAACCGAACCGCTCAAGGCCCATGTCATCGGTCACAATCTCTTTCAGGATGTTCCAGCGCCCAGATGGCAGCCGCTGCCCAAAGACCGCCGCTGGTGTCAGACCAAAGTCAAGGCCGATGTGTAACGGCAGCGTCGGATCAACCGCAATATCGTCGCAACTCATGGTTGAGTCATCAAACTCCGGCCAGACGGGAC